CCTCATACAAGCGGAAGAACCGGGCATTGAAGCCCGCCCCCTTGCCTGTCCTTAGCGTCACTGGGTGCGGTGATAGAAGGTGAAACTCATCAAAGAGCAACTTGGTCATAGTCTTGTCCATTGCTTCCTGCATGGCCCTGCCTTGTGCGTCAAGCCACTGCTTTTGCATCGCCTTCACTTGCGTTGCTGTCATGTTGTCCATCAGCTTGTCCTTATGCGTTCCTTGATGTGGGCCATCACGTCATGGTAGTTCATGGGCACATAGGGCACCGGCAGGTGCTCACAACAGGTATTGAAATACGTTGCTTTGCTACCTGTCTGGTAGCCACGAGAGCTGTCGCCTGATATGTGAACAGTGGTTGGTCCGCCTCTATGGCTGTGACCGTGGACGTTGCTCCTACCGAACAGTTCCGAGGGGTGCATAGGGGCATGTGTCAACCACAGTCCCTTGTATGCAAGCATACCGTACACTTCCTCGAACACCTTCATGTAGCACTCCGTAGGGAGCAGATCGTGGTTCCCCCGAACCAAGATTTTCCTGCCGGGAAGAACGTCGATATCATCAAGACCTTCTTGAGTGAAGGCCGCATCCCCGAGAACAAATACAACGTCTCTCTTTGAGATTCGTTCAATCCATTTCTGCATAAGGTGCCCACGATGAGCTGCCTCGGTTGGAAACGGTCTGAACTTACAGATATTCGAGTGACCGAAGTGTAAGTCTCCAATGAAATAGACATTACTCATTGTCCCTCACTTCCCTGTCTGCCCAGTTACGCAGGTCGAGCCACAGTTGAAAGTTGTGGTGCTTGATGGCTTGTGCATAGGCTCGCAATGCTGCTCGTGATGCTACAGCATAGGGGTCATCGAGTGCCCCCTCTGGCTTGAGCACGAAGTACTTCATTTTCAAACCGTCGTCCATTTGCCTCTCTCCTTGTATGGTTTGCACAGATGACGCTTACCCGAACGGGTCATCAGGAACCACCTGTTAGTGGTGGCGTCCTGATGCCATTCGAGGTCGAGGTAGTCACAGTATTTGCACCTGTCACCACCTTTCCACGCTTTCTTATCCATGCTCAGTGTTGATGAACTCCCGAGCCTTCGCATGGAAGGCAGCAAGCAGTTCATCGGAAGTAATCTCCAACACGTCTACGACGTAGTCGGGATCACATGCTCCCAGGTTCTCTAGGTAGTACTCCATTTCAATCGGTGACATTACTGTGACCTCATCAGTACGTTCTCGGATGTCTTCCGAGCCTGTAGCCTAGCCCGCAGTGGGGTGCCACATGAGTTGCAAGAGTACCTCTTGTACGAGGCCACCTTGGTGTTGTGCTGTTCACCCTTGAGGGTGAGGTTGGTACTGCCACAAGTGCAGCACACTGGCTTGCTTGGGTCCTCGATCCACATGCCTACGTTGGGATGGTTGAGTATCCACGGCAGCAGGTAGCGGTACAACTTCCGCAACAACTTGATGTCTTGGATGTTGTACTTCTTCATCAACTTCCAACCCTTCGCATCACCATTCATGCAGTCCTTCCACAACTGAATGCCAGTGTGGCTTGTCTTGGCCCCAAGGCCAAGGCGCTGACAGACTACATCAAGCTTGTTGGACTCAAAGCGGAACTGTCGTCGGACGGTTTTGAGTAGATCAATTTGGTGGTAGTGCGATGGGGGTGCCATACCGTAACGGACAAACTCTCGATTGAGGGTCGGCATGTCGAACTTCGTTCCATTGTAATGTACAACAGCGTCAGCCTCGTCCAAAAGTCCGTGAATCTTTCGGAGCATTTGTTCTTCTCCGTCCTCATGTATACTGGCAAACTGGACATCCCTCTCTCCTTCCCACATACCAGCCCAGCACAGTGTGTACCCATAGGACAACACGTTACTGGGACTGATGAATTTAGGCCACAGGGAGAATGATAAGCACTCCGCTGGGGCCGTTTCAATATCAAGATGATATATCTTGAGCTTCGTTTTTACTCTTGGCATTGTTGTAACCACTCAGGTTTGATTTGTCCTATTGCAAAATCGTAATCATTCTCCATGCACCAGTCGCTATAATATGTGGTGCTGCTCTTATGTATCTTGTTGTCCCTCATGAATAACATCTTGATGTCCAGTGTGGGGTGATCTAACTTTATTGCGAGCATCTTGCGACGGTCAGCCGCAGTGAACCGACCCTTGGTTTCCACGATGACACCGTTCGCCAAGAAAAAATCGGGGGTGTACCACCCTGTTCGCACCAGATTTGTAGAATCGCACTCACCACAGCGTGCTCTGTTTTTGCGGAGGGGTTCATCATACTCGTATGAGAATGCCTCATACTCAAAAGGCATTCCTGCATCACGCAGGTCCCTTGCTATCCGTTGCTCGAACTTTGAGCGCATCCATTAGTTCCTCCCCATACCAGTTTGTCTTGGCACAGTCATTGTCATGCTCACCCTTGTAGTTGGCTCGCATGAGATACTTCATCATGTTCCCCTTCAAGTACCCACGGTACTCTTCGGGGGTCAGCTTAGCCCTGATGATAGCAATGGCCTCGTGACCACCTACCGTGTAGTGGTCGGGCCGGTTGACAGGATCAGATATGTGTATGTCTGCTGCTGTCACGCCATTACATCCGTCTTTTAGCTTTGTCACGTCTTAATCTCTGGAACTCGCGGTTCCCTTGCAACTTCTGTGAAGAAGACTGGCTTATGATTATACGCAAAGGTGCGTAGTCCCTGGTTATTATTCGAGTCCCTGTAGCAGCGTTCCTTAAACGAGCAGTAAGAACAGGACATCGGTAAACATAGGTTGCCGCTTTTCCCGTAGGGTTCAGGCGAGAACGCTCTAGGCACCAGTCCTTCACTCGATCTCTCAATAGCGTCAACGAGAGCGACGGCCCGTTGTTCAAGGTTAGCTTTTGTGTCAATAGGAGCAGGGGTATACATGATGTGTCCGTTCTGCTTGTCGATCCACACAAATCCTTGATCCGTGACAGGTTGTCCATAGTCACCGAAGTTCTTATAGTACCCAAGTTGCTGAAGGTATCCGAACGAGTCGTTCGTAGCGTCAATCCCTGTCTTGTACCGTTGGAATCCGAAGCTTGATGTGGACTTGACATCGGTCAACACTCCATCTATCAGGGCGTCGATGCGTCCCCGCACCTTCCAGTCCCCATTCATCTTCCACTCCACTACGTGCTGTGGATGGGTCACTGTGTGTCCCGCTTCCTCAGCGAAGTAGAGCACCGCCTCTTCCAGCATGTTGCCGTAGAGGAACTTGAACTTGGTGTTCCCTGTAAAGGGCTCACCATACTGCGGTTCGTTGAACTGATACCACATCTGTCTATGGCACTTCTTGCCAAGATCAGATGCCCAAAGCCTACCCTTCTCGCGCGGTCTGTTGCGCTTCAATGTAGCCTTGGCAAACTCACCACCTATACGCATGGCGTAGCTCGCCGCTAAGGCAGAGTCAGGCTCATGGTCTAGGTTAGCATCAAGGAGCGTGTAGATGTCCTTGGATAGTGTGCCCACTTGTTTAGAGGTCATATACTGTACCCTTAATTAGTTTGTCTACCACGATCACGTTCTGCGGGTAGATGTTGCTGCCGGTGCTGCCCACGTTCTTCTTATTGCGGACCATCTGGATCATCTTGGGAGTCGAGCGACTCACGTAACCAACGGTGGCACCAGCGTATCGACCACTGGGCGACCATGCAATGGCAGCCCCTACCTTGAGGTCCTGATTGAAGATGTCCTTGTGGATGATAGGGCCAGTCAACTTGATGAGGCTGGTCTGCAGCCTACTAAGCTTCTGCTTAAGCTTCTTCAAGTGCCTATGCAGTGCCCGTCGATCCTTGTCTCGCTCGGTGTACGTTCGTTCGGCAATCTTGTGTGTCAAGGATATGCCGAACTCACACGCAGTGATCAGACGTTCAGTCGTGGCTATCTCTGTGGTGTAGTGTTCCTTTGTTGCTGCTGGCATCACGTTCTCCTAAAGAGTACCCCAGTTCGCCACACTGGGGTACGGGTTGCCAAACCTTACGCTGGCATCTGCATCTGCTCAGCACCGGGCATGCCGGTGTCGTATGCTTGCATGGCCTCAGCTTGCTTCACTTCACGCTGCCCACTACCGAAGTCGGTGTACAGCAGAGCAAGCTCGAACACTTTGTCAAGGTAATCCTGCTCTGTAATTGGGGTGAATAAACCTTGGTGCCATAGAAGAGTGACACTTTCAATGGCTCGGTTAAGAGAGGACTGTCGGATGATGCTGATGTCCTTAGTGTTAGTGTCCACTGGGAATGCTCGTGATGCTGGAGCGCGCGGTATCTGCGCAGGGCCAGCAGATGGCGTAGCGACCGGAGTCGCACCCACAGTAGACGGGGAGCCAGCAGGGACAACTTGCCCTTGGATGAGCTGATAACCACCATATTTGTGCTCCACTGGGAGGCTCACTGTCTCGCCGTTCTGCAGCATTGTTTTGAATCCCAGGTTAACGTCATGGCCATCAATCATGGCATGGTAGACGTTCTTGGGGCCAAACTTCGTTGTGATTTCCTTCGTGTAAATCTGTGCGATTACACCGGAGATTACTTCAGTCATACTCACTTACCTCATTTCCAATAGGGTCCAGACTTGATGTCGAACTCTAGGTTAAACGGTATGTTGTACCGTGTTCTAATTTGTTGACACACCACTGTCATGTGGCCAGCTAACTGGCCTGCTGTCAGGTCGGTGTCGATACCGATGCTGTCATGGACAGTACATCGGAACTTGCAACGCAGGTTGCGACTCTTGAGTCTCTTGTATAACTCCACGAGAGCCCCCATTACTATGTCACCGCCAGCAAAGCCTTGCACTGGGTAGTTCTTTGTCTCCGTTGGCTTGAATGAGAACGCTCGTCCCATCTTCCGTCTCAACCAAGGGGGAGACTCATGCTCTCGAAAGTAGAAGTACCTCTTGCTCAGGTGGAGCATCACCTTTGAATCGTATAGCTGCTCGCCGTTGACGACGCCAGCAGGGCGCATTGCATTCACCACTTCCTTGTAGAAATCTTCTTGCCACTTCTCTACTCCGGGGTAGCGTTTGTAAAACGATTTGATCAGGGCGCTCACTGTCGAGCGAGCGATGCCGGTCGAGTATGACAGTCCGTTGGCAGTGCCACCGAAGATCAGTCCGAAGTTCACTGACTTCACTGTCCTGCGGGTAGCGTCGGTCATGTCACTGGGCTGTCTCCATCCCATGACTGATCGGCCTGAATTGTAGTGGACATCCTCTCCGTTCTGCAAATCCTTAATGAGCTGCGGGTCTTGCGACACCATGGCAAGGGCGACGATTTCCAGTTGCTTGAAGTCTATCTCATGGAAGTACTCGTACTCTGCTTGGAAGCAGTCCCTAGCATCAGGGGGCATGTTCTGCCCATTGGGGTTGGCCGAGCTTAGCCTGCCAGTGTTGGTGCTGCACATGTGGTACTTGGGGTGTACCGTCGTCACTGTCTGAGTGGCGGCGAGGAACGGCAGCATGTAGGTGTTGAGCAGCTTGCTCACCTTCCGCAGTTCGAGGACAACGCCAGCGTACTCGGTCGCTGCCCTATTGTAGACCTCGGTCAGCTTCTTAGCTGGTACTGGGTAGCCTAGGTGATTAGCCTTGGCCTTGCCGAACAGCACTCGGATGTCATTCAGTGACAGGAACGGGCCATGCCCGACCTTGAAGATGATGTCTTTCCCCTTCTTAGGCACTGTCAGGCCCGCCGTAGGCTGCCCTGTTAGCAGGTAGCTGATGGTACGAGGGGCATTCAACTTGATGGCAGCGGGTAGCACCGTTGTGCCATCGGCATGTATCAGCACCGTCTCAGCCAAGGCATACAATCGTGACGTGTATTTGGTTTCTTCGACCACCAATCGGGCGGCTCTGTCTTTCGTTCGGGTCCTGTCCAAGAGCAGGCCAGTCAACTCCATGTCTGCCAAGGGCAGCGAGTGGTTGCTGTAGTCCATCACCTTACCGGAGTTCCTCATTGCAGTGTGCAATGCCTCAGTGCCTATCAAGTCGTCAGCCAAGTAGGGTATCAAGTCTGAGTCAGGGATGTCTTCCATCTTGACGCCACTGCGCAGCAGGGCACCAAGGTCGAGCCCCTTCGTGAAGCCGACGTGCCACCTACCGCATGACTCTTCCAAGGAAGAGAACTTATGCTCGTGTCCGGAGATCACGTAGTCTTGATGCATGGTGCAGTAGTAGTCGAAGTTCTCCCACGGTAGGCTAGGTATGTCACGCAGGCAGTACTTCAAGTCGAACTTGAGGTTGTGCCCGACGATGACAACGGTGTGCCCAAAGTGCAAGGCTTCCTCGATGCTCTCCTTGAGTAACTTGAGTGTCTTCTCCATGCAGGGAGCCTTGCCTAGTATCTTGTGTCCCCACAACAGCACCCGATTGTTAGGCCAGTGGGCCTCGGGGCTGTCCCCATTAGGACCACCATTAACGGTGGTCTCCAGGTCAATCGTGAATACTCTCATGGTTTGCTATGCCCTTGGAAATTGACAGTCGTAAATCGGCCTGTCCCCACGTCGAAAGAAACTTGAGACTTAATATGTTTCTGAGCGATATCCGTGCATGGAGCGGGCGGGAGCTTGTTCTTGCAGACCGAGATAAAACGGATGTCGTCAGGTAGATCATGGTCTTTCCCTATCATGATCATTGCGTCGGCCTCGCCTTGCAATGCAGTCTTAGATTTATAGATGCGATCTTGTGGGATGTATTGCATCCCCTCAGCCGAAGGATCAGCTTGTACAATTGCAATGATTGGGGCGTAGTCGGCAGCCAATCGACGGCACGACTCCCCGAGAGCCTGAAATTTATCATGATCCTCTTTCTGGTCTGTGCCACCGACCTTGAGCAGCACATTGATTCCAATGAGACCATACTCCTTCTCCTTCAATAGCCTCTCGATGCTATGCAGTGTCATCTGTCCGTCATGGCACAGGTCCCACTCGTTGCCAGCCAGCCACTTGCGATACTCCTGCTCATGGTAGGCATGTGCTGTCATCATCGTCTTGTAGTCCACACCAAGGGACGAGGACACCATCCTTGTGTACACCTTGGCCGGTGCCTCTTCGTTGTTGAACAGGATAGCGTTGCTATCAAACTGCTCCATCATGAAGGACATCTCACTGGTCAGAAAACTAGTGCCGCCGACCTCAGGGCGCTTACCAACGATGACGAAGTCGCCTTTCCTAATGGGACCAATACTTTTGTTGAGGTCTTCGCATCGCCAGTAGAGACCCTGGTTGTCACGCTGATGCTTAGCAATACCGTCGAGCGAAAGCAATTGGATACTGTCCTCCCGAACACTTTGTCCGGTAGTAAGAGTTGCAAGCTTGGACTGCAAAGCGTCAATACCGAGAGTGCCCTTCCGTAATTGATCAGTCCACTTCGACATGTCCTCGATTTGTCGAGTACGATCCAGTTGGGCAAGGAATACTTTCCCCACTGGACTCTCTCTCGTAAGGGCATTACGGACAATGTTACCATAGATTGCTTGTTCATCTGGCTTCCATCCGGGGTGTCCAGTGACACGGAACCACATATCGAACTGACTGTCAATGGTCTGTATCTCTGGAAATTCTTTGTAGTACCGTCCGAAGTCTCCGACTAACATCCAAGCTTCCTTGGTACACATGTTCTTCGTAACCACGTCGTGGTAGGTTTCGTAGTTCTCTCTCGTTGAGAGGAACTTGATAAGGTCAAGGTCAATTACTTCCATTTGATGTGCCTGTTAATGATCGACAGAATTTCGTCGAAGTGTAATGCTTTGGGATCGGTTGCTGTGTCCTCGATGTGGATGGGTGCGCCAGTCAGCATGTGCCACACCTTCGCTATCTTCAAAGCTTGGTCAGCCACATGTATTGAGTCGTTGTCCAACCACACGATACCGTCAGTGATTGACACTCCCTCGGGGAGTGCAAGTACGCTGGGAG